GTCTATGGCAGCATGATGAATCAATATGGTCAGATCCAGGACTACAACCGCCAGGCTGACATGGAGCGCATGAGGATTGAGGAAGAGCGTATGCTTGAAGAGCAGCGTCGTCAGGACCTCTTGCGTAAGATGAACTCAGGTGGTGCTGGTGGTGGTAACCCTGGTGATCCAGAGGCCATTGGCGAGGTCCGTTCAGCTATTGCTAAACTACAGTCTGCCCGTGATATGTTCACACAGGACCCTGACAGTAGTCTAACGGGTTTTAATTGGGCAGCTATCGCAAGTCGTCTTACAGGACGCGTTGTTGGTAACGAGGACGAGGCAAAACGCCTGTTCCTACAGGAAGTCCGTCTAGACAGTGTTATGCAGCGTGTAGCTCAGACCAAAGGTGCAATCTCTAACGCCGAAATGCAACTATTTGCGTCACAAGCCCCAACCCTAGACAGTAACGACGTTGTCTGGAAAGCATGGCTTGATCGTCAGCTTCTACTACAGAAGAAGATCCTCAATCGACTTCAGAATGGCATCCAGGTTGATCCTAATGCGCCTCTCGATGCTGATCTAGCTGATCCAAGTACAGTCGACCAGTCAGTGATCGATGAGGCTAACGCTGTCATTAACGGTGACGGTACTTAATACCCCTTTACAATCAGAGGTTCTCTATGGCTCAAGACAACTTGACAGCCTACGCGCAGTGGCTTGTCCAAAACAAGGACAAGAAGGGGACCCCAGAGTTTGACAAAGTCGCTCGGGCGTTCCAGATGCTACAAGCCGCAGGGCCTCGCCAAGCACAAGCACCAGTAAACCCACCAGGTACTGGTATTAGTCGCGCGTTCCAGCGAGGTGTCATTGGTACAAAGCAGGGTATTCAAGCTGGTATTGCAACTAACGCTGCAAACACCTTAGAAAGCATGGATGTCGATAGATTGACGACTATCAGACGTGCTTTAGGGCTTGTTGTACCTAAAGACGCTTTAGCAATGATGGAGGCCGATGGTACACTCCAGGCTCTTGGTGGTGTAAAAAACGAAGAAGAGCTTAATCGTTGGTTTGACTCTTTAGACCGTGACTTTGACCTAGGCCCACAGAACGTCGCAAAGTTGAAAGCGATGGTCGGTGGTGCAGAGGCTGCGAAGTCTGACTACCGTGCCCCAGGTGGTAAGTTTGAGACTGTACGTGAGACAGGCCAAAACGCTCTAACGCGTGCGTCTGAGCTTGAAGCTGACCGAGCGGCACTTCCCATGTCTCCAGTGGCCCAGCGCGGCGCACAGGACTTCCAGGATGCCGAGGGCGTCATGGATTGGGCGCGTAAGTCATTCAAAGACCCTATGGCTGCACTTGCCTTCATCGGTGAGACCGCAGCTGAGACTGGTCCAGCAATGGCAGCTGGTATTGGTACATCTGTCGTAACAGGCAACCCACTGCTCGGCGCGGGTATCATGATCGCTGCGTCAACACCCCGTGAATACGGTGGTGAGGTCATGAGCTTCCTACGTGACCAAGATATCAATGTGTCAGATCCACAAGCCATCCGTGAAGCCATCGACAATGGCAACATTATGGCTGAAGCACAGAAACGTGGTCTAACTAAAGCAGCCATCATTAGTGCATTCGAAGCTATCGGTATGAAAGGTGGCGGTGGTATACTACTGCAAGGTGGTAAACAGGCTTTCACAGGTGGCGCGGGTGAGGCTGCATCACAGGTTGCCCTCGATGGTGAAATTACGTCTGCCAAAGAAGTCGCACTGGAAGCTGTAGCAGAACTTGCAACAACACCAGGCGAAGCCGCGATCCTATATACAAAGAATGGCACACTAAAAGATCCAAGCAGTCTGTCAGACACAGAGTCACAGGCCGCAGCATCTCTTGCCCAACGTATTAGAACGATAGCCAATCAAAATGGCTACAATCTGAAGGACGTAGGCAACACTGGTGACGCAAAGCAAGCACTTGAAGCTGCACATGAGCAAATTAGTGGTCAGATCAAAGAGATCGTTGCAAACCCAGCCGTCAAGAAGTACCTGAACCCAAAACAAGCAAAGACACTAGACCAACTTATTGATGACTACGCAGCTGCACAGGTTGCTATCCGTCAAGGTAAGAACAAAGTTAAATCTAAGGTCACGCAAGAGAACTTTAATGCAATCATGCGTCTACTACCGCCAACGGTAGAGGCTCAACAGATTGCCAACTTGATGCGTGAAGGTAATCAACTCACAGATCTATTCAAGAATGGCACCAAGGGCGGTATCAGTCAGTTCACTGACACGTTCAACCCGTTCACACGTGAAGATGGATCCTATGATCCGTCAAAAGTCATCTCAGGTATGGCAAACAAAGGTGTTGCTATCGCCACTATGGGTGGATCACTGCCATACCAGTTTAGTGCAGTAGGTGCTGGACGTGCTATTGATGCAGTCACAGGTCGCAGATCCGCAGTTAATCGTTTTGTGCGTAAGTACGAGGGTAAAGACAGTCTGCCAGACCCCGTTGGCCCGTCTTTGATCGTCGCAGAACGCCTAAAGAAAGAGCAAGACGACGCCCGAGCAGCTGAACTAGGTGGATTACCACAAGTTGACAAAGACAACAGCCCAATCGGCACCATTTTGTCAGGCACTGGCCTAGATCGTGATGGTCTAAAGGCTGCGATGACCGAAATTAAGGCGGCATTCCCTGATGTAAAGGCTCTAGACGACGTATTTGGTGACATCCGTAAGAACCTGGACGGTGGTACAAACAAGATCCGTAATCTCAATGACATTATCCCTGTCATTAACCAGCATTTGAATACCCCAGACACCACTGTACAACGTGCAGCGGCCCCAGATCAGCTTCTAGCCCAGCGCGGTGGTGTCAACATCCCAAACATTGACCAAACCCCTGCCCAGAACACCCCGACACCCGATGTTATGTCCCAGGCACCGAAGTTTGGCCCACAGTTCACAACTCAAGAGAACTACAACCGTGGCATCGAGGCTAACAAGGCGATGAACGCTGAGTTGGTTGAGGGTGTCACTACAGATCCAGAGTTGAACCGTGTACAGAAGGGCCGTCTAATTACCTCTCTGGATGTCCTAGCGAACAACCTAGGTTCAGACCCAGTAGCAGCCGCACAGGAACAAGTGCAGAAGCTAGAAGAGGCTGGTGTACCAGCTGAGGCAGTCGAGAAGTATATACAACCGTATGTGGACCGTGTGGCGCGTCAACAGGCGGCACGTGTGTCTCCAGATGAGCCAATCTTAGGATCTATCAATCCAAACATCCCTGCTCCTACTACAGTACAGACAGCGGCACTTTCAGCACCTACACCTGTTGTTCACCAACAGATCAAGGCACCAGAGGGCCAGACTAATCATGGTCTACTACCGCACCTTCGTGTTGAGGCACCTACAGCGCGTGAAGGGAAACCACTAGTTCTTGCGGGTACAAACAATAAGAACGCATCACGCCAAATTGACGGCATTGATGAGGTACTAGCGCGTCATGAGGATCCCGCAGGGTCATCTGAAGCATGGGCATCCATGCTAGGTGATGCGATGGCGACAAAAGACGTCCCAGTGCAACCACACGGATTCATCGAAGACTTGAACAACGGTGGTGCACAGAAACTACTGTCTACATTGACACCAGGGCAAATTGCAGATGCCGATCATGGTTTCCGTAATGCAGCCGAATTCCGTCAAGCATACACAAACGGTGAAATCGGCATTGAAGACACAGGACGCCTATTCTTGTGGTCATTCCTATCGCGTGGCGTAAGCCCATACACTCAAGAAGGTCTCTTTATGGATTCCTTCAATGGTATTGAAGAATGGATCCGCATGGCGGCTGGTAAATCCAACCGTGGCTCACTTGCTGACAATATCAAAGACTACGAGAAGTGGGCAAAGTCAGCTGCACCTAAAGGTTCAGGGCAACCAGGTGCTGGCGCAACACACAACTTGAATGCGTTTGGTAATACCTTCTTGATGAAGATGTCTCAGGACGCTGGCAAGGGTGACGGACGTTCCCGCTTACAAGTAATCCATGACATGATGTCAGATCCTAACACCACAGGTAAAGAAGTCCGTCGTGAGTTCTTACGCATGGGTGAAGGCGTAGGTATCGACAATAAGGTTGTGTCTTTTACACTTCTAGTTGCTGGTTATGACGACGTCATGGTCCTAGACCGCGTCCAGATGCGCCAAATGTGGAACGATGGACGTTTCTCAGGCATCAACCTATATGATGGATACAAGTCAGACGGTAAGCCTGTTACAGGCTCCGCTCTGTCTAGCCTGACATATGGTGCACGTGGACTTCTTGTCTACGAGGCAATGGAGAAATCACTACAGAACCGTCTATCGCAAATCTACAGCGATGTAGGTCGACCAGATGCAGCATCTGTGGGTCGCTACCACTGGGAAACCTGGGTAGCATCGTCTCAGCAAGAGGCATCACACGGTACAATCGACGCAATCTTGAAACGTGCAAAAGGTGACCCAAACCCTCTAGAAGGTGTAACAGCTAAAGAGGGTGAATATGGTGCATATGCCTATGGTGCACGCTACGGTGTTGAAAATGGCGTGCCAATGTTTACATATGAAGTACCTGGTTATGGTGAGTTCAAGTTTACTGTTCCTGACTTTCAGAAGTTCCTAGAGGACATCAAAAAGCCAAAGAACAAAGTTGTACCCACTAAGTTTAAGGTAACTGAAAGCGGAAATGCACCTTGGTACACACGTGAAGGCGTCAACCTTGATGCACTAGCAGAAAAGGCAAAAGAACATGGGAAGCAAATTCGAACAGCTGATGCGGAACTACGGCAAGGTCCAACAGTTCCCGATGGACGCACCCTTGATGCCCCTAGCGGAGAACCTATCCTCGGATCCCGCAGCCCTATCGAGTCAATCCTCCGTGATACCAGCCCAGGAGCCAATCCTGACGGACCCAGACCCGATGTCATTCCCGCTGAAAAGCCCCAAGTAACACCAGCACAATACAAACAGGCTGTCGTTGAGCTTATTCGCCCTCAGTTCCAAATTGGAGTGAAAGGTGGTGAACTCGAAGATGGCATCAGTAACTTCAATGACGCTGTCGAGTTTGCAAAGAAACTAGGTGTCGTCGTTAGACTGGCTATGTCACAAAACGAGCTTAACACTTTGCTCACGTTAGACACAGGTCAGGACCCATCTAAACTTGGTGATGCCCGTGGGATGTTCCAACGTAAAGGACCAAAGAAACAGGGTAAGGGCACCGAGGGTACAATCTGGGCGATGAAGCCTGGTGCGGACAAGGGTGATGGTACCTATGTCACTGACATTGAAGCACTGACTACCCTTCTACATGAGATCTCTCACGCAATCACCTTAGGTCCACTAGATGGCAAAGGTGAACAAGAGGTCTACTCTTACTTCATCAACAGAAAGCAGTCGTCTAAACCAGGCACTGGTATTGTAGGTCGTTCTGACTTCACGCCACCAGGGTCGTTTGTAGATAGTGCAATCAAGCCACTACTGGATGCGGATTGGGAACAGATGTCCCCTACGCAAAAGAAGGCATATGCTGAAATCGTTGATCTACAAGAGAACGTCGAAGCGTATTCACCTAAGAACCCTAATGAGCGAAGAGCAGTTAGGTTTATACGCAAGGTAATGTCTTCAGGACTTACACCACAAACAAAGCAAGCATACCAAGACTACACTCGTATGGCTGCGGAGTTTGCTGTGGATCCTGTATGGGTCTACCTGATTAACCCAAAGTTAGCCAAGAAGCTAATGCCAACGACATCTAAGATGATCCAGCAAGAGTTCCGCAAAGCTGACAACAAGGTCATTCAGTTCTATGCGCACCCACTAGCGGTTGTCATGGCAGCATTAGTTGCCTTGGAAATGGCTATGGATGACGAGGAAGAACGGAAGCAACAACAGATGCCACCAGGTGCACTAAACGCACCAATGGCACCAGGCATGTTGTCACAAGCCTAAGACCCCCAAGGAGAGCAAAATGTTAAAGACTGCATTGGACCTGGTTCCAATCCTAGAGGCTATTGATGTCGTCAAGTCATCAAAGCTCCTAACCAAAGCACAACAGGACACTGTGTTGCGTGAGGTTGCATCAGCGATCCCAGCACCAGTGTTCTGCAAACAATGTCCAGAGACACTGTCTATCATAAACAAACTAGTGGAGACGACAGATGGGTCACCCGCCAAACGAACCTCGAAAGAAGAAACCAGCAAAGCCAAAGTTAATGCCAGGTCGAGCCAGACCAGCACACAAGAACCCTCTGGCACTGCAACATCAGACACCCGAGGGACGGGCAAAGTTCCGCGAAATGCTAAAGAACCGAAAGAACAAGGGGGGAAGACCCCTCGGAGTTCCCGACGGTCACAGTAAGGAAACCATCAAGCCAGTCGTCGACAAGGCAAAAGAGGACGCCAAAAGGGCGGTAAGTATCATGAAGAAAGAGTATGACATCGAAGACCCACGCGCTGAGGAAGCACTCGAAACCGCAGTGGAGATCATGCGTACACCAGTACACAACCGTGATCGTCTTCAAGCAGCCAAGTTGATCCTGGACTTCACCAAGGTCAAACCTGTCGCCAAGTCTGAGATCACTGTCGGTAAAGCTGAGGAGTTCCTAAGCTCACTGCTAGATACCGATGACGGTGACGACCAAGACTAAGCCGACGATGGCTACTAAGGAGCAGCTGGCTGAGGTCCGTAAGCGACTGTATACTGACTTTAGCTTCTATGCGAAGGGCGCCCTAAAGATCCGCACTAAGTCAGGTGACATTGCGCCCCTCAAATTGAAACCAGCCCAGAAGATCCTCAACGACGCTGTCACTAAGCAACTAGAGACAGAGGGCAAAGTCCGAGTGATCATTCTGAAGGCGCGTCAGCAAGGTCTATCGACCTACGTTGGCGGCTACCTGTACTTCAGTGTCTCCCAGCGCAAAGCTGCGAAGGCCCTGGTGATTACCCACCACAGTGACTCAACACGCGCCCTGTTCGATATGACAAAGCGTTACCATGAGAACTGCCCTGAGATCCTGAAGCCACACACAAAGTATTCATCCCGCCGAGAGTTGTCTTTTGACGTCCTGGACTCCAGTTACGTCGTTGCGACAGCTGGCGGTGAAGCTATTGGTCGGGGTGAGACCCTGACACACGTTCATGCGTCGGAGCTTGCGTTCTGGTCTAAGACCACCGCTGCCGACAACTGGAACTCGCTGACCCAAGCTGTCCCCAATACTAAAGGCACCGCTATATTTGTCGAGAGTACAGCCAATGGTGTCAGCGGGATCTTCTATGATCTCTGGAAGGGTGC